TACGCACAAGGATCTAACATAGTTGCAGTAGGTCAAGGTGCTCTAGCAGGCGTAACTGGAACAAACACAGGCGGAAGTAACTCTGCGTTTGGTTATCAAGCAGGTACTGCTATTACTAGCGGTGCAAGAAACGTATTGATTGGTTATCAAACTGGTCTAACATTAGCCGGCGGATCACAGAACGTATTAGTTGGTTATCAAGCAGGCCAAGGTATTACATCAGGCGGTAACAACGTTGTTATCGGTGGTAACAGCGGAGCATCAATTGCTACATCAAACAACAACGTTATTATTTCAGACGGTGCTGGAAACTTAGTATTCAGTGCAAACAGCACACAAGCAGTTACAATACCTGGTCAAACAAGTATTACTAATGCTACAACAGCAAGTTCAACACTAACTGGCGCACTTGTTATCACAGGTGACATGGGTGTACGTGATATCTATGCACGTAACATTTACGCTAACGGATCATTAGTTGGATCAGGTGGTGGAGGTGGAGGTGGTTCATCTACATCAACACCTTACATTGTTGTAACCAGTGGTACAGTTGCAATATCAACCGGTACTGGTGCATTCCAATCATATGGTGGCGGTTCATTATACGGAAATCTATTTGTTGGTCAGAAACTAGTTGTCAACAAAGCATATGACGACAGCGGATCATTTGTACAAGTCGGTGGTTCTATTGAAAGTACTGCTAACGTATCTGGCGCATCAATATATGCATCCGGTGGTAACAACTACTTGTACTACTCACAAGACTGGTCAGCAAGTAATACAAACTGGACTAAAGGCAACTCAGCCGCGGGACTAAATGCTACAACAAGTCCAGATGGTACAACTGATGCTACCTTACTAACAGAATCTGGTGCAACTGGTAACCACTATTTCCAACAGGCATTAACTGGTTACGCAGGACCGATAACATTTAGTATCTATGCAAAAGCAAATACACGTACTTACATTGCATTATACTGCAATTCAGGTGGTTCACAACATGGTGTTTACTTTAACCTAAGCACAGGCGCATACCAAGTTGGTCCAAGCCCGGTGTATCAAGTAACTGGTAAGATTGACTCAGTTGGATATAATGGCTGGTACCGTTGTCAAATGACTGTTTGGGCTAGCCCAGCAGGACAGACAACTACAGTTGGTGTATATTCTGCACAAGGTTATGATACTGCTATTAGTGGAAGCAACACAAGCTTCACAGGTACTGGCGGAGCAGGAGCATATATTTGGGGAGCGCAAGCCGAACCAAGCTATACAGCTGGACCATACCAATTAAACACAAATGCACAAACAATAACCAGCAACAATATCTATGCAGGTGGTAGCTTATACATTGCCAACACAGCAACAGTTAACAACGCACAGGTAATTACAACTGCTACATTGATGAGCAACTTAGGCTTGTATGGCTCTTCACCAAACAGTTTAACTATCGCAAGCGGTGTACAATCAACATCAACAGTAACAGGTTCGTTGATTATTACTAACGGTGGTATTGGCGTAGGTGGCAACATTTATGCAGGTGGATCGTTATATGCGACAACCAAGTCGTTCTTGATCGATCACCCAACAAAACAAGGTTGGAAATTACAATACGGATCATTAGAAGGACCAGAGAATGGTGTTTATGTACGTGGTAAGTTAGAAGGTCGAATAATACAACTTCCAGATTACTGGACAGGATTGGTTGATATGGACACTATTACTGTTGACCTAACACCTATCGGCAAGTTCCAGAAATTGTATGTAGAAAGCATTGATACTATACATGGACAGATCTTCATTGACAATGGTTCAATGTTAGGCGGCCCTTGCAAGTGCTTCTACACAGTATGGGCAGAACGTAAAGATATTGGAAAACTTAACACGGAGTTTAAAGGATAAAATATGTCATTCACTATAGGACCTTCAATACCTCTATCAAATCTAGTCTACTATCTAGATCCATTTAACATTAAAAGTTATTCGGGATCGGGTAGTACAGCGTATAATTTGATAGACAATCTGCCTTCAACTCTGTCATCTATCAGTTATGCAAGTGGTAGTTTTAGTAATGCTACAGCTGGCGCAATATCTAGTGGTGCTAGTTATAGCTTGAGTTTGACTAATGGATTTACTGTAATGCAGTTTTTAAATTTAAACAGTAGAACCGGTGGCTTCTTTAACTACATATCTGGATCAAACAGTATTAACTTGTACGCAGGTAACCTAACACAATTACGTTGGGAAACATATGGTAGTGGCGGCGACTTATATTCAAACACGACGATTCCTCTAAATCAATGGCATTGTTGGACTTGTACTTTTGCAGGGGTTCCGACTGGTGGACAAACAGCTACTAGTAGCATCTACTACAACGGAATACTAGATAATTCAGGAACACTGAGCGGTCCGTCAAGCAATAACTCAACATTCCAAGTTGGAGTTCAGTCAGGACCTTGTAATGGATTGATAGGTCCTACACTATTTTGGAACACAGCGTTGTCTGCGTCTCAGGTTCGTGCGTCCTATATCGCATTGAAGGGTAGATACGGTCTATAATTTTAAGGTAAATATTGGAATAATATGGCATACAGCAATCGTAACATTATCATAACACCAAATATTGGTTCTAGCTCAGCAGAACCAATAATTGCGTACCAGGGCGGTGGCGCTTCGACTTCTGCTACACTTTTTTCACGTGTACTAGATTTAGGTACACTAAGTTTTGAAGCGACCGCAGGACAAGTGCAAACTGTCGGCGATGGCATGACAGGAAATTATTTCTATGTCTCTGATATCAGCGGTATTCCTAGTATTACAGTAAACAGCTCGGGTCTAATACAGTTAGCTAACTATCAAGGTTATGTTACATTAGGTAACAATACACAATCGACAAGTACAGGTACAGGCGCACTACAGGTATTAGGTGGTGTTGGTATTTCAGGAAATTTAAATATTGGTGGTTCATTTAGTTTACAGGCTAACTTAGGAGTAGGTGGAAGTTCAGGAAACTACGGGTTAACGATCAACACAACAACCAACGTAGCAGAATTACTAACATACAATAATTCAACTGGTCTAGCATTACAAGTAGGTGCAAGCACATATCCGCTAGGCATTGGATTTAACAGTTATAACAACATAGGTACAACCTATGTTATGGGCAACGGATACAACGCCCAACTACAATTAGGTGCATCCGGTGGTCTAAACTTTTATGTATCTGCATCAAGTCAATCTGCAGGAGCAGTAGCAACACAGATTAATACTCTGCAAGTTAACTCAACACAAATACTAGTTCCTCAATCAACAGCGGCAACAAGCACATCAACAGGTGCTATCACTACGTATGGTGGTATTAGTTCTGGTGGTGCTCATTATGCAGGAGCAGATAGTTATTTTAACGGTCTAAGAGTTGGTCAAGGTAACTTAGCATCAACTCCATCAAACACAGTCATTGGTGCAAGTGCAGGTGCAAGTTTAATTTCCGGTGGAACTTCAAATACATTAATTGGTTACAATTCAGGTAACGGTGTAACCAGTGGTGGTAATAATACTTTCATTGGTTATAACACGGGCGCAACATTAGGTGCTGGCTCAAGCAATACCGGTATTGGTACTAGTGCATTGGCCAGTGCGGCAGGATCATCTGCACAAAATAATACAGCTATTGGTTATCGTGCATTAGGGTCTGGATCATTAGTAACCGGCGGCAATACTGCTGTTGGTACAAACGCATTGCTATTAATGGCATCTGGTCAGAACAATACTGCTGTCGGTTACGGTGCAGGCTCAACAATTTCTAGTAACAATAACGGCGTGTTCATCGGTTATAACGCAGGTAATGCCGCAGGATATGATAACTGTGTTATTATTGGTAATAACAGCGGTGGTTCGTTAAGTGCCGCAGGCCAAATTATTATTGCAAATGGTGCAGGTACACAACGTTTGTTCATTGATGGTAGTGGTAACGTTACTGTAAGCGCAACAACAGCGGCTAGTGCAACATCGGGTGTTGGATCATTGATCGTATCCGGTGGTGCAAGTATTGCGTCTGGATTGAACCTAGGCGGTGCGCTATATGCAAACAACTCAGCAGGCACCAACGGTTATTATCTACAGACAACAGGTTCTGGTATACAATGGGCGCAAGCTGGTATTACTATATCAAATATAACAACAGCTGGAACTTACTATCCAACATTTACTAACTCCGTAAGCGGAAACTTAACAACACTCGACGTAGATTCGGTTAGCTTGGTATTCAACCCGGGTAACGGTGCCGCAGGCGCAGTGCTATCTATGACAGGCAGTACTTCGGGTGGAACGGGTAACGGAGCATTTTATACTGGATTCCTTGGTGTGGGTGTTAGTACATCCAACGCAGTCAATAACGGTACTGTAATGCAGATCGGTTATTTGAATGGTTCAAATAACCTATTGCGTATAGGTGACGGCTCAAGCGGACAGACAGGTTATCGTTGGCGTGTTGATCAAACATACAACTGGATCGCAAACAGCGGTACTGGTGATAACTTCTCAGTATCAAGCACGAACGGTGCTGTAAGCACACCAGGTACAATTACAGTAACAGCATCTCAAGCAGGCGCAATCAATTTAGGTGCAAGCGGTACAGGTAACGGTGGCGACATCATTATTAAAAATACCTATCCAACTATATGTTTGCAAAATACTGCTTATAAAACTGCATACCTACATGCCAACAGTAATAATTTTTATGTGCTAAGTGGTACGAATGGATCTGGAGCTGGTAATTATGCACAGGTTAATAGTCAATGGCCACTTTATATCGACCTAACTACAAATAACAATTATGTAGGTGGAACACTTTATGTAGTAGGCGATGCTTATACTGCAACATCAGATGAAAGACTTAAAAATATTGAAGCCCCAATCACTGATGCTATAGCAAAAATAATGACCTTAGACGGTTTTTACTACACCGATAACGAAATAGCAACATCATTAGGGGTACAAGGCGGCCGTAGAAAATTAGGTTTAAGTGCTCAGAAACTCCAGGCAGTAATACCAGAAGTTGTAGTTCCTGCTCCGTTTGACAGAGATGAGCATACCGGAGAATCACGCACTGGCGAAAACTACTTAACAGCACAGTACGAGCGCATTGTACCGCTATTAGTTGAAGGTATTAAAGAACATGAGCGCACAATACAAGCACAACAAGCACAAATTGATGAATTAAAAGCATTAGTGCAACAACTAATGAATAAATAAGAATAACAAGGAATTTACTACTATGGCGATTTACAGCAACGGACTATTAGTTATTGATAATACAGGAAACGTTATTCCTGCAAAATACTCAACCCGCACAAGTTTGAGTGCTACTGCAACACCTGGATATATTGCATATATATCTGACGTTAATGATTTTGCATTTTCAACAAACAGATATCCATCAACTGGCCCTGCCGGAAACCAATATCCACAGATTACACAGGGTGGTACAGCCGCATATTATGCTTGGTATAAATTTGTAGCTAAGCCAAACGATTACAAAAATGAAATTATCCTGCAACAGGGATGTGTATCAGGTGGATATGTAGGTGGTAACGTTTGGTCAAACATATTACGTGTTCATCATAGCTGTGACGTTGCTCTAGAGCAACCACAGACTTTACCGTTCTCAAGTTATTACGGCGGATGGATGAGTTCAGAGTGGTATGCGTACCACCATCAAGGTAACTCATCTGTTCAGTATGCTTATCAAGACTGGGCAACATGGACAATAACTGGTTCTAACAATCGTCCAACAGGTTCTTATTCGCCCAATTCTTGGCACAATGGTACTAAAGTTGGTTCAAATAACAACTACGGTATGATACAGATTGGTGGTACAGGTAACTATCTAAACTATAATACAAACTCATGGGGTGTTGGATATAACACAGGTGGCTCACATTCATATGGTGGTGGTAGTCCTGCTGAAAATAATACAGCCTATAACTTTACAGCAGGCCAGGGCGGTGCATTTAAATGGAACTACAATACAATGAATTCATCAAGTGCCCTAGCAGGTGAAGCTCCATTCGGTGGCGGTACTGCTGGTAAACCAATGATGTCAAAATGGTTCAAATGGTACATGAATCCTAATGCTTCTTCAGCTATGTCACGTTACAACGTATCAAGCGATAGCTGGTCAAGCTCTCCAAGCCAGCAGTATAACAACGGTGAACAATGTTGCGTTATGGGACAAGATTACGGTTATATGATTGCTGGATATAATGGTAACCAAAATAACGTATCGGTTAAAACATACTATCCATCAGATAGTCATCAGGTTCTAGGCGCAATTTATAGCCAACGTAACCAATCATCAGGAAATGCTTGTTACGGTCCTCTACCTTAATAAGTAGAAGCATGAAGACAATATGCATCGTAGGCGGTGGAACAGCTGGTTGGCTTTCCGCCGCTTATCTCATTAATAAGTTCCCTAATTATAAAATCACTCTAGTCGAAAGTCCTAACATACCTACGATCGGTGTTGGTGAGGGCACTTGGCCTAGCATTATGAAAATGCTAAATGACCTAGGAATCAAATCAACTGAACTAATTGCGCTGACTGGTGGCGGAGTCAAATTAGGTATTAAATTTATAGACTTTGCTGAGAATCCATTTTGGTTATCAACAGATCCTGCTTGGGAAACATGGGGTAGCGATCTTACAGCGGCAGTGGGAAATAATAATAAATGTCCTTGGTTACAAGAAGATAGCATGCACGGTTGTCATTTTGTTGCAAGCGAACTAGCAAACCTACTACAACGTCGAAGTACAGATAAGGGTGTACAACTAATACATTCAGAAATAACCAACGTAGAAATGGATGGTGATAATTGCACTAGTGTAACTCTAGCAAATAATACTAAAATCACCGCAGATTGGTTTGTGGACTGTTCGGGATTTAAAAGAATACTAATTGGTAAAACAGATAGCGAATTCCAAAGTTACGCAGACGAACTGTTAGTTGACACCGCTATAGTTGGACAAAAGAATTATACTAACCCAGAAAAAGAATACGAACCCTTTACATCAAGTATTGGAATGACAGCTGGTTGGCGATTTAAAATCCCGGTATATGATAGAACAGGCAATGGATACATCTATAGTAGCAAATTTATCAGTGATGAAGATGCTCGTGCAGAATTTGCACAAGCTACGGGGATAGAAGAACCGCGTAAAATTGCGATGAAGCCTGGATATTTTAAAGAAATCATCAAGGGCAACATCATAGCGTCTGGTATGAGTAGTGGTTTTATCGAACCTTTAGAAGCTACAGCTATACATTTAGCTGGTAAAACTATGGAATACGCTACTGAAGTTATAGCCAACAGAAGAAATCACGACTGGGCAAACGCAGAGATACAGGCAAGAATACGATATATTAAAGTTGTAGTGTTAGGCCATTATGCATTTAGCAAGAGAACAGAACCTTTTTGGGTAGAGGCTAGCAAAGCCGCACGTAACTCAAAAGACTTCCAACTTTTCTGGCAGTCTCTTAAATATAAATATCCAACGAAGGAAGATAACTTAGATAATGGTTATCCTTATTTTCAATGGAATGAGTTGTTAAGGGGGTTTGGAGAAGAGCATTATTATCCTAGATTAAGCAAGGATGCTAAAGTGCAAGTTTATCTAGCACAAAAAATGCTACCAAATCACTACAAATACATAACCGAGATAAGGGCAAAAAATGGTATCAAAAACACAAGAAAAGAAACAGTGGACAATAGCTGATTTAGTAGAAGAGCTTCCACGTGGTATGAGCGACTTCCAAATGAAGCAGTTCGTAGTTGCATCACAGCTTACACCAATTAAGCAACTACAGCAAGTTACAATGGAAGCAGAGGTGCGTGAAGAAAACTTACGCAAGACAGAATACGAAGATAAAAAGAATCAATTAAAGATCGAGATTTTAAAGAAGAAGCGCGAGCGCGAAGTTGATCCTTTATATCAGATGGAAATCGATTTAGAAATCCATCAATTAGAAGAAAAGATTTACCTAAGTGTAAAAGAAATTAAACGTATCAGAAGTGAATTAGAAACATTCTACGAAATATTAGAATATTTTAATGAGAACTATGATATCGGAGAGATGTTAGCTATGAAAGACACTCTCGAAATTGATTACTGGGTCAAACGTTTAGGTCGTCAGGCAGGTTTAGATATTGTATCGACTGGTAGAATTTCAACCGGTAACCTACAGGCGATGCTTGATTTACCAGAAGAGATTTTCCATGTAACCCTAGCGGAAGCATTGAAGATTACAAATGAAATGGCCGCTTATGTGCCTGTGCCACAGTTAGGTTCACTACCTGACAAAGAAACACTGATTAAATTTAATCCAGATGGTTCTCAGGACACAGTAGAAAGGTCATAATAACGCTTTTTAGCAAGGTCCCACAAACATGCTTTTATTAAAAATTGATAATTCGCCCTTAACATTCCAGATTCCCCCAGGAACAAAATATTCTAGCCACGGTTGGATGTTAGTTGATTTACCTATTACTAGTTTCAATGCAGGTCAAATTGCTCAGTACAAAATTACTGAAATTACAGATCCTACATTGTTATCAGAATTAAACTATATCAACTATACTGTATTAGACAACGGTAATGTTGCTTACATCACTACTGTAGTTGATTCAAATCCTTCTGATATTACATCAGGACATTTAGAATCTTTTGTTACTCTAACAGATCCTACACATGTTAGTTTATTTTTAGCTGGTTATAAGTATCTAAGCAATTTAGAAATTCAAGCAGAGTATGATGCCAAGTTTGCTAATTTAACTGTAACAACAAGTTCTTTAGAAGCTAGTACATTTACACAACAGTTAGCAGAAGCTCAGGCTTATATGTCTAATAGCAGTTATCCAACACCGCTATTATCTAAACTATCAGCCGCAAGCGGAGTTACAATATCTCAATTGGCTAGCGAAGCCATTGCTAAACAAGCCGCATATCAAGACCGTCAAGCTGAACTGTTAGGTCAAATGTTGTCTGACCAGCAGGAAGTTAACAACTGCTCAACACCATTACAGGTAAAACAACTTGGCTGGATCTGAACTTAAACTAAGCACAATATTCCCCACTCCGGTGTGGACTATTACTAACGATCTTTCTGAAGACGATCTAAAGGAATTAGAAAGATTTGCTTATGAGATGGTTGAAAAAAATCCTAATTTGGATATTTCAAGTAAAAGGGGCGGCGGCGGAAGTTCAAAAGTGCTTACTATCGCCCATCCTGTTTTAATGCCTTTGATTCAAAAATGCACCAGCATGCTGATCAAAGACTATGAATCTGTTACAAAAATAAGATTAGAAAATTATTGGATCAATGTCAACCCGCCGGGCGCATATATGATTCCTCATGTGCATCCACGTAGTGTATTTGCCTGCACTATCTATGTTAAAACTCCTCCCCGCTCTGGAAAGATAACATTCGTTAATCCTAATCTAGCGGCACGTCAACATTTTTATAGCGGAAAAGATATTGATTACAACTATAAGAGTTATAGTTTCCAACCGATTCCGGGAATGTTCATTGCATTTCCTAGTTGGTTGGATCACGGTGTTGAAGAAAATTTGTCAGACGACAATAGAATCAGTATCAGCTTTAATCTAATAGCTGACGATATCTAAGCTAATACATCAAATATAGTATCAATCTTTGCTTTATTTGTCTTGCTACTTAGTGTAGTTCTAAGACCAGAGTGTAATGGCTTAGGCCAATAGTCTTTTGAAACCCACGCATAACCAGAATGTTCGTGATTTAGTTGAGGAATAAATTCATCCTTGACTAACAGAACATAGGTGTGATAATAAAATCCCCCGTCTTTACTTTCGTATTGCTCTAAGGGTATAGTTTTTTCTATATCTGGTAAAAATCCTATTTCTTCTTGCACTTCTCTACAAAGAGCTTCGTAAGGAGTTTGGTCGCTTGGTTCGTGTTTACCGCCCACAATACCCCATGTACCATCAGTTTTTCCTTCTGATCTGTTAAGAAATAAAAATCTTTTAGTCGACTTACTTAAAAATAGTCCGCCGCTACAAATTACATTCATAATAATAAACGCCAAAATCCCGGTGTATATTCACCTTCATAACTCGAGGTCCACTGTGAACCATCCCATACATACTGCGAACCAGTACGTATATTAGTTATGTAAGTAGGTACCGTGCCGGCTAAAGAGTCGAATATGACCGACCATTTGGTTCCGTCCCAGGTAATGATGTCATTTGCATTTGCTGAAAATATGCTGTTGTCTGCATTTTTAAAATTATGTACAGCATATCCAGCCTCTGGATATAGTGTTTGGTAAACAGGATTACCGTTAGCATCTAGTTTAACTATCTGTTGCGGACTAGCAGGATCTGCTGAATTATAACCGGGGTTAGTAATATACACGGGTGTCCTATATGCAGGATTGATATCTTCTAATATCAAATAGCGTATACCCACATTCGTGAGATCTGTTGTAAGTTTTGTTGGATCTACAATAGCATCTACGTAAGTTTTTCCACTATTAGCAGGCACTTGACTGTTGGTATGTAGTGTAGACGAATCTATGTTCAATATCATTTGTGTTTCATCTACTGGATTCAGAGACATTGTAGCAACGACTTCTGTTTCTAAATCTTTTGAAAATCTTATTTGACTTATTCCTGCTGTGAAAGTTCCTGGATACGCATCTAGAATCTTGTACCAGCTGACTCCCGGTCCTAATGTTGCTACATTGTTCAACACTATAACATTTAGATTTTTTAAATCATGACCTGCAATAGCAGTAGGGGTACGGCCATTAAAGAACGCACCATCATCGTATGGACTTTCCGATATAGTACCTGTGGGTTCTACGAATATTCTAGAAATAATATTTGTAATAACACCTAACTGTTTTACTTTGATAGGTGTGCTGATCCATATAGGTGCTGTAAATCCTAAATTGGCAATATCTATATCCTGTTCTACACCCTGCGGAATAGCACGGGTAGACCAAGTAAGATCTGACAACTCTAAATAACTCAAGCTAGTCCAGTCAACAAAGTTTGCGGTAGTTTGTATCTCCATAGCAGGGCGGAATAATACCAATATCTGCTCAAGTATCTGTAGTTTTTGTTCTGTGTTCGAACTCCATATGTCTGCTTGGAATTCTAAATCATAAGGAGTAGGCATCAATCTATTGATTGTATAGTTTGCACCTTGTGTATTTGCCTCACCTTCTACTATTTGTCCGTAGGTTGGACTGCTAGGATCTTGATCCATGTATTGAGTTGCACGTTCTCGAACGTTCAACGTATTTTCGTAATAGGGATTTTGCAATCGTTCACGTGCAATTTTTAGATTCTTAATATAGCAACTAATAAATGGAGCATTAGGAATAGTATTTTCACTATTCTTGTTTAAGATCTGTGCGACTTGACGACTCATGTCTCCATAGCGAACAGGAATCTGTATTATATTGCCCTTAGAATCTTTGTATGAGAAATTGCTCATAACTCGCATAAACTGAGTTAGGTATCTTCTCAACTGACCGTCATAAAAATAATCCATTAATTATCTGCCTTTGGTTTTAATGCTTTGCTTAAACTTTGTCTTTCTGGAACAGTACTACCTGCAATAGTTGAAGTACTTAAATTGTTAATATATCCAGTAAGCTGTGTTTGTCTTATTGGTTTTCCAGCGAATGCAGTACCTGGTGCAACATCCTGCGCACCGAAGTCATCTAAGGTCATTCTCACATTGCTTTCAAATTTAATCCACACAGCACCGTCAAATCTAAACAAAGTGTTAGGTAGATAGTCGATGCGTAAGAAAAATTGTCCTTTAGCTGGGTTACTTGGAAACTCTATACCGGCGCCATACGGTGCACCGTTAGGCGGAATACCACCTTCACCTGCTCCTTGTACAAAGTATGTATGGTCTGGGCTTCTTAATACAATAGATGCATCAAGATTATCCCAATTGGTGTTATCAATACTAGTATCGCTAACGTCTTGTGTATCAACAGTACCATCTGCTTGCAATGGAATAACATATAAATTACTGTCATCGAATCCATGAGCAGGACTATCTAATTCTGCTTGTTGTAGGACAGCATTATTTGTGGCAATGCTAATATTATATGTTGAAATCAAATCACGTAAGGTTTGATTAGTAGGATTACCGTTTGAATCTGTTTGTTTTGCATCCAGTATTTCTGCGTACTCTTGACTGTCGACTAGAGGAGCACATTTGCAACGAACCAAATGCGGGTACCAAGTTTGACTGAATCCATTAGTTGGTCGAGTAACATCTTGTACAACATAGAATCTTTTTAATGCTATGGTACTGCTGTCTAATGCATACTCGTCTTTTAAATGGGGCAATTCTAATACATCGCCTGCCATTATCTTACGACCTAGTGTTTCTACACAGCCATTTAGATGGAAGTGTAACATGATATTATCATTGTTCAAGAAAAGACCAAATTGGCTTAGATTAAAATCTAAGTCTTGCATCTGATAAATTCCACGCATGATATATACATCGGGTGCGTAGTGTCTATCACGGTTTTCCATGAGTAATACGTCCTGTATTCCTAATTCTGGTATAGGATTAGAATTGTTAGGAGTCGCTGGTGTAGCATTTCCCTCTGTAGGATCTGCATGGCCCAGGTATTTGTGGATGAAAATATCAGTTCCGCCCACTTGAAATTGTTCGTTAATAACCCGATCTAGAAAGCGAAAATCGTTGCCTTTTTCGGGACGGTAAAGGGATAGTCTTGGCATAGTATACTATTTAGTGGCTAAATATTGATATGACTACAGCTAACACTCCCAATACGATAACCGATACAACACCTGCTCGCCAGCAAATTATTGACTATGTAAAGTCATTTTTAGGTGCAAGCATGGTTGATGTTGAACTAGAACCAAAAGACTATAATGTAGCAATTGACAGAGCCCTGTCAAAATACCGACAGCGTTCGGCAAATTCTGTAGAAGAAAGTTTTGGTTATTTGACATTAGAGCAGGATCAAAATGAATACATACTAGGAAACGAAGTTATCGAAGTCCGTGATGTTTTCCGTAGAAGTATTGGTAGTAGAACAGGTGGCGGTGATGGAGGCAGTTTATTTGAGCCATTTAACTTGGCCTACACAAATACCTACTTGCTGTCGTCTAGTAACATGGGCGGTTTAGCAACCTATTACTCTTTTGCACAGTATCAAAAGATGGTCGGTAAAATGTTCGGTAGTTACATTCAATTTACATATCATCCGCAAACACGCAAATTGACAATCATGCAACGTCCACGTGGCGAGGAAACTGTACTATTATGGTTGTATAATTATCGCCCAGATTTTGCTATATTAGATGACCCCTATGCAGGTATATGGGTTAAAGATTATACTCTTGCAAACTGCAAACTCATGCTCGGCGAAGCACGTGAAAAGTTCAATCAAATTACCAGCCCACAAGGTGGTACTACTTTAAACGGTACTCAATTAAAAACCGAAGGCGCACAGATGATTGAAAAACTAGATATAGAAATCCAAAATTATCAAACTGGCGAAAAACCAATGTGGTTTGTAGTCGGCTAACCAAAAACAGTTGACTTCGTAACACAGTTGTAATAAAATATAGTATCGACTGGGGGATACTATGATTATAGGTGTGTGCGGTTTTATTGGGTCGGGCAAAGATACTATTGCCGACTATCTAACAAATTTCCACGAATTTAGAAGAGAAAGTTTTGCTAACAGCCTCAAAGATGCTGTTGCTCAAGTGTTCGGCTGGGACCGTACAATGTTAGAGGGGCGAACTAAATCAGCCCGCGAATGGCGAGAACAAGTAGATCCGTGGTGGGCAGAACGTTTAGGTATGCCTCATTTAACACCACGTTGGGTATTACAATACTGGGGAACTGAAGTTTGTCGCAAAGGCTTCCATGACGATATTTGGATTGCCGCATTAGAGAATAAACTACGCAACTCGAAAGATGACATAGTCATTAGTGACTGCCGTTTTCCTAATGAAATTAAATCAATTAAAGCCGCTGGCGGCATTGTTGTTCGTGTAGTCCGCGGGCTAGAGCCCGAATGGTACGATGCCGCAGTTAGTGTAAATCAAGGCCCGAACGGTAATTTAACATGGGCAACCAGTAAACATAGATTAGAAAAAACAGGGATCCATGCATCAGAAACAGCATGGGTAGGAACAGACTTTGATGCTATACTAGACAATAATGGTAGCATCGATGACTTATACGATCAGGTTAAAAATCTGGTCGGAGATCTCCCCGTTTCCATGGTAGCTTGAGTTTATGCAGTATGCGTTGACAGTTAGCGCATACTGTTTTTAAATTAGACAGTCTACAATTACTAGGATCACCATCTACATAGTAAACATCAAACTGCTCTAAATACTTGCTGGTATAGCTACATCTATCGCAAGTATCTTTTAACCTATAGCCCGAGGCTTGCCATTTAGGTCGACCAATATCTCTACTCCTTGCGCAATGGTCGCACGTGCTCCTATAGAATGTTTTGCCATCCTTGTGATAATTAACCGCAACTGGTCGTTTGCCGCACGTTTTACATAGAGATCTAATCATACCCCGCCCTTTTAGGTGCCCTTTTTCATAGATATTTATGGGCAAAATTATCAATACACACTAAATACTTCTGATAAAACCATTATTGGGAGAGTTAGTAAATGGCAAAAACATTACAATCACCGGGCGTAAGCGTAACAGTTATAGATGAGAGTTTCTATACACCAGCGGCCCCTGGTACAGTACCTCTAGTTATTGTGGCCAGCGCCGCAAACAAATCAAACGCCTCAAATACAGGCCTAGCAGTTGGAACAGATCCATCTAATGTTGGAAAAGTATACACAATCACAAGTCAACGTGACTTGACAGATAAATTCGGAACTCCTGTGTTCTATACAGATACACAAGGTAATCCAATCAACGGTGGTGAACTTAACGAATACGGTCTACAAGCCGCTTACAGCTTACTAGGTGTAAGTTCTAAGGCATACGTTGTTCGTGCTAACGTTGACCTAAGTCAGTTAACAGCCCAATCAAGTGCACCGGCTGGTCCTCCCGCAGATGGTTCATATTGGTTAGACAGTTCAAATACACTATTTGGTTTATTTGAATGGAACTCTGCAACAGGTACATTTGCTAACAAACAACCTATTATTATTGACGCTTCAAATCGTGCAAATAATACAGTAGGTGCCGACGGTGAAACTCCAAAACCGAGCCTAGGTTCCAAAGGTTCATATTGTGTCGTATTAGATAGACTAGATATGAATACAATGTATTATAAAAATACAAACGGAAATTGGGTTCAAGTTGGTTCAGCAGGTGAAACAGCATTCACATCGAATGTTAACAACTCAACATTCGTAGCAACAACATGGCAAACAAGTTGGCCAGCTGTAACTGGTATCAACAGTAATCCAAATTTTGCAACATCGCCAGGTGCTATTACAATTAACGGTAATTCAATTACTGTTACAACAGCAAGTACAGTAGCAAGCGTTGCCGCAAGTATCAACAGCACACTACATACAAAAGGTATTGGTGCTAAAGCTAACAGTTCAGGTAAACTAGAACTATACACAGACTTGTACCCAGGTAACGTTGTAGTTGCAGGTAACGCAACTACGCTTAATACATTAGGTGTGCCAGCAGGAACATATACAGGTCCACAGATGACTGTTGCTCCTCATACACAATATCCTAACTATAGCACAGCACCAAACGGTTCTATATACTTAAAAACAACAAGTCCAAATAGTGGCGCAAGTTGGAAAATCAAACAGTACTCAGCATCGACACAATCATTTACACAGATTGCGGCTCCATTATATGCAAGCACAGCGGCCGCATTATATAACATCGACAAGAGCGGTGGTGGTGTAAACATTCCAGTTGGTACATTGTTTGTCGAAGCCAACTACGATCACGGTAATGGTACAGCATCGACAACAACAACTTTACCTATCACATTAGGTTTTGAAATCAAGCAACGTGTTGCAGTTAGTCCAACTACTATTTCAAGCAAGGCATTAAGTGTTCCTGCTACTTTAGTAAACGGTGCAACTCTACAGATTAAAGAAAGTCTAGCAGGTCAGTTGAATTATGGTAATGGTGTTACTGTTACTATTCAAACACCAAGCGCAGGTGATACATGGGCAGGTGCTTTTGTAACAGCCGTTAATGCCGCAGGATTTACTAACGTCACAGCAACACACAATGCTGACGACACAGTAACAATCACACACGCAACTGGTGGTGATATTAAATTCTTTGATCCAAACAATGTATTAGGTCTATTAGGATTTACTGCTTATAACATGGATGTTCCTACAACTGCATACACAGCAAACTACTATCCATTAGGGCAGTACGAGCCAGACGGTTTTACAACTTGTGCAAGTAACTGGGCGCCATTGTTTACAACAGCAAGCCCGAGCGAGCCAGTAACACCTCCAGTAGATGGCACATTATGGTATGATTCAATTACCGATCAAGTTGATATTATGTACAACAACGGTACAGCATGGGTTGGTTATAGAACAGCATTCCCAGCAACTGATCCAAACGGTCCTATCGTAAGCTCAAGTCAACCAACAAAACAAAGCGATGGCGTAACAGCTCTTGCAGATGGTGATATCTGGATCAATCGTTCAGATATCGAGACTTATGGTCAAGTGGTTTATGTTTACAATGGTAATTTACTAAAGTGGATACAACAAGACGTTACAGATCACACAAGTCCAAGCGGTTGGGTATTTGCTGATGCACGTTGGTCAACTAATGGTTACTCATCAGCACCTGCTTCAATCCAAACAATGTTGTTAAGCAGTTTCTTAGATCCAGATGCACCAGATCCAACTGGCTATCCACGTGGTACACGTTTGTGGAACCTACGTCGTTCAGGATTTAACGTAAAACGTTACGAAGCAAACTACATTAACATCTATGCAAATAACGGTGTTAACCCACGTTACACTGAGCCAATGGATGGTTCTAACTCAACTACTCCATATGCAACTGCACGTTGGGTAACTGTAAGTCCTAACCAAAATGATGGTTCTGGTTCATTCGGTCGCCATGCACAACGCGGTTTCGTAGTAGCGGCTCTAAAAGCTCTAATTGATACAAACACAGCGATACGTGATACAGACAGCCTAGTGTTTAACTTGATTGCTTGCCCTGGTTATCCAGAAGCTATTGGAAACTTAGTTGCTCTAAATACAGACCGCGGTCAAACAGCGTTCGTTATCGGTGATACACCATTCCGCTTACCAAGCGATGGTACATCATTACAAAATTGGGGTAGCAATGCCGCCCTAGCATTAGACAACAACGACACAGGCGCAGTAACATATGATGACTACATGGCTATGTTCTATCCAAGTGGTTACACAAATGACAATACAGGAAACTATATTGTTGTTCCACCAAGTCATATGATGTTACGTACATTCATCAACAGCGATGCTAAATCATACGAATGGTTTGCACCAGCAGGTATCCGTCGTGGTAATGTAGACAATGCAACATCAGTTGGTTACATCGACGGACAAACAGGTGAGTTTATTACAACAGCACTTCCACAAAGCCTACGCGATGTGTTAGCTGGTGTTAAAGTTAATCCAATCCCAACACTAACAGGTAGCGGTATTGTTAACTTTGGTAACTACACACGTGCACCTGCCGCAAGTGCATTAGATCGTATCAACGTAGCTCGTTTAGTAGCGTACCTACGTAGACAGTTAAGTATCTTAGTAAGCCCATACTTATTTGAACCAAACGATCAAATCACACGTAGCGAAGTTAAAAACGCAGTCGACAGTTTCTTATTAGAACTTGTCGGTCAACGTGCTATCTATGACTACTTGGTAGTTTGCGATACTAGCAACAATACCCCTGCTAGAATTGACAGATCAGAATTATGGGTCGACATAGCAATTGAACCAGTTAAAGCAGTGGAATTCATTTATGTTCCAGTTCGCTTATTGAACACAGGTGCAATTGCCGCCGGTAATTTGGGCGATTTGAAGAAAGCATAATTGGGTAAATATAAGAGAATAAGGAGCATTTAGATGGCAATCGCAAGTTTAAGTAAATTATCAGTTCCATTACCGGCAGGACAAAGCGCAAGCAGTCAAGGCTTGTTGATGCCAAAACTGAAATATCGTTTTAGAGTTCAGTTACAGAATTTCGGTGTTACTAAACCAACAACTGAAATTACTAAGCAGGTAATGAACGTAACTCGTCCAAAGGTATCTTTTGAGAACATGGAACTTCATGTTTACAACTCAAAGATTAACTACGCTGGCAAATACACATGGGATCCAATCACATTGGTAATCCGTGATGATCAGTCAAGTGCAGTTAGCAAGCTATGTGGCGAGCAAATTCAGAAACAATTCGACTTCTTCGAGCAAGCATCTGCAAGTTCAGGCATTGATTACAAGTTCACAACTGTTATCGAAATCCTAGACGGTGGTAACGGTGCATTTGATCCAACAGTTTTAGAAACATTTGAGTTGATTGGTTGCTATGTTGGTGATATCACTTATCAACAAGTAGACTATTCAAGTTCAGAAGCGTTAGATATCAGCTTAACAATCAAGTTCGATAACGCGATCCAAACAGATACCGCAGGTAATCCAATTGGAATCGGTACAAACGTCGGTCGTACATTAGGTTCATTAGCCGCTGGTTAATCAACGTAGTAGATAGTATAAAAAGGCTCGGTTTTTTCTGGGCCTTTTTTTACGGCTAAATAATTGTACAATAGGGGCTATATA